GAACTTCCCTTTGAAGAAAAGTACGGTTAAAGGTAAGAAAATCCACCAAGTTATGGATTATTCCCAGGTTATCACTCGTTCACATACCGGGACAAGTGTTAAATTGACAAACGCAAAACTGATTAATAAAGAATTCGGTCCGTTTGTTTCTGGCAACGATCACGTTAGCCTTATCGGTACCAATGGTCCAACAACGTTTATTAGCCGATCTAAGGTTGATTTTATCTCCTTTAGTAATTTGGTTGCTTGATTTTGTGGACTTTTTAAGAATAATTACAGTTTAAAAGAACTGTTTCATTCTTATGTCTGTCACGCTGGTTATCTACCCGGACAGGTTGGGCTGCAGGAGTTTTCTCTCGATTACTCTCAAGGCCGTTATTCGGACCAAAGATTGATACATTTGTTAGAAACAACTAAGTTTGACATTGGAAGACTTAAGTTACCTAGCGAAGTTGAGTTTCCTGTTAAATGAGACTTATACGACGCTAAGATCAAGAAAGGGACACACCCCGGTATTCTAACAAGAGCTATCTTTAAGAAAGCTCTGCCGAAAGGGGTGAAGCAAATCGACAAGGAACATGTCGTTATGACCACGGTGAGTCAATTATTGTCAATCTGAGATAAAATAGGAAATGGCGAATTAGATCCCGATGGTAGCTACTATTGTTTCGGTAGCAGAGAGAAGATCGGCGAAAGTTGTCCTGGGGAGGACATCAAGACCCGAGCACTTTTCATTCCTGAGACGCATGACGTCTTACTTGGGAGTACTTTTTATGAGAAATTTAAAGTCAGTTGGATTAACTCTGGTTTATACGAAAGTGAAATTTGGTTAGGTCATTCTGACACTCATGGGGGTTTCCACAGAAGGTATTTGAATGTCATTAAACATTCGTATCATAATGAGATTGATGGTAAACAACATGATGCTCATGTTGAAAAACCTATTGAACTTTTTGCTCTTGACATTTTCTGAGATTGTTGAGCAAGTCACAAAAATTCCGAGGGTTTTAAAAAAATATTTTATTAATAGTTTTGTTAATAAAAAATATGTTTCTAATTCAGGTGGAATTTTTAGTGTTAGGAAAGGTATTCCAACAGGACATGCTTTCACAAGCTTAATAAACAGCATATCTACCTGGGTCATTTGGACTATTGTCATAGAAAGATGTCCATATTTTGCCGATATTAAGCTTAATTACAGTCTCCAGATTCAAGGTGACGACGTTGTTATCTCTTCTGATTCGCAACTAGAAGGAAGATATAAGAAAGAAGTTGAAGAATGAATTTTAATTAATTTAAATTATAGAGTTTCATTACCTGATAATTTAAACTCAACAATTAATTCTGGAGTTCATCAACAAGCTTCTTTTCTCAAGAGAATCTTAGAAGGAAATCTCGTTTCTACACGCTTAAAGAGCGTATATGAAAAATTGATTTACGGTCCGGAAACAATTAAAAGTAAACACAATAGGTATTTTTATCTGC